TTTGCCAGTTTTAGTTTTTGCTCGAACGCTTTGCCGTATTCTTTTTCGAGTTCTGCCTTGCCTTCCTGGATAATGGCTTCGGTTTGCTCTGTTTTGCTAGATATTTCGGCGCTGGCTTTTTCGGCAAGCGATTTCGCCATACGTTCAGCTTGCTTTCCATTAAGACCAACATCATAAGCAATTTGCTTAAAGGCCACCAAATCATTGTCCTCAAAGCCATCAACAGCTTTAAACTCATATTGATCGGCAGCATCAGGACGGCCAAGCTTCTGGTAAACATTATTCCATTCCTCATCAGTTGCGCTTTTGCCAGGGAGTGGCAGTTTATCCACGCCAATCATTCTTTGCGCATGGACATAAGATTTCGCTAATCCAGCCGCATCTGTGAAATTCTTCAGACTTGGCTCTGTTTGTAATTCCTGTGGTAAACTATCTAAAAAACTAACTGGTGCAGCATCAACAGGTGCCGCTTCCGCTTGAGATCCAGAATCCTGGATTGCCTCTGTTTCACTCATTCGATATTCCTCTTTGCTGTTGCAGTTTTTTCTGAGGCTCCATCATTCTGAGAACATTAAGAACCACAGACCTTTGCCCTTCAAAAAAAGCGGTGTCGTAAGGATCACCCTTGGCATACGTTGTCTGGTAAAAGCCAAAGCATACTTTTAAATGCTCCAGCACGACCTTCCCATCATCGGTGTCGAACAAGCGCTTATAGTTGCCTCTAAGCTGCTCTATCGTCAGTTCATTTATTTTCTTCATGCGGCTGGCGGCGTTTCCTGCGCGGCTGCATCACTCAACACCTTCATCATAGGCGCTGTTTTCTGCATTTGATCTGCCGCTTGAGCCTCTTGCTGCTGTTCTGCCATCATGCGCTGCTGTTCAGCTTTAGCTTCACGAATAGCCATCACCTGATCATCAGAGCGAATAACCCTGGCCGGAATACCGGCAACATCAATTAAATACTTCACAAGGCCATTTTCATCCAGATAATCCATAACAGGCGCAACTTCTGCTAATTGAAGCATGATTTCCAGGCCACGCATCATCGACTGCAAATCAGTCATTTTCTGTGCTTTGGCTAATGGCGATACATACTCAATATCAATATCCTGCCCCTGCAATGCTTCTGGCGGTACAGGTAATTCACCATTACGCAATAACAGCTTAAAACTACGCTGAATAAGCGGTTGCAGTAATTCGCTTTGCAATCGGCCCATCACTGGCCCTAAAAGCCGCATTTTCTCCTCATTACGCTGCAACACTTCGGTTGCCGTCATACTTGGGCTTTCGTTTAATTGTAGCTGATCAACGTAAAAAGCAGAGCGAATAGAGTTTCTTCGCTGCTCCTCCATGCTTAATCCAATGGGATTGGTGGCCCCTGCCTGTAAAGGCTCTAAACGATCCCTGGTTCCAGTACGATAGAAGTTCAATGCGCCTGGGGTAGTACGCACCGGGAGAAGAAAACCATCGTCTGGAACCATTAATGGGGGATCAAGCTGTTTTTGTGCGGAACGTATGCTGACCTCAGACATACGGTTGACCATTTTCACATCACTCAAACAACTCATTCCTGGGGAACGTCCGTAGTTACTTGTTGAATCCTTGTTAAACCGTGGAACACAGAAAGGAAATTCGTCAAAACCGCCCTCGCCTAGCAATACTTTTGTCTCTTTGTGATAATAAACCGATGCCACAGGCTTGTTAAAAGCACCCGTAGCCCCTTCATTGGGATACACCACATGCACAACTTCATGCTCATTAAAAGGGTTTTTCTCTAAATCCTTCTGCACTCTATCCGGCAAATCATCCTTGCCAAATCTTTGCGCTATTTGCCTTGCCGTTAATTCAAAGCATCGGTACACCGTATCAATACGATCCTCCGCATTGGCCGTAATAGCCAGTTCACCAATATGCCGTGCGGAAAAACGCAAGCCGTTGGAATCATATTCAATAAATAAACAAGCCGTGCCGAATACCACCAGATCATAATAAAGCTCATGGATTTCCTGCTGAAAATTAGAGCGCTGTAATGCCTTGTTTAGTAATTCCGCACACCCTTCCAGCCATTCATTCGCCTCATCATCCTGATCTAGACCCAAATCACGATACCGCATGGCAAACCAGGGGCTTGCAGGACTTGTCAGCATTCCATGCAAACTACTTGCTAGTAACTCAACAGAGTGTATCCCTGTACTATCGTAAATTAACTCTGTCCTTTTATCGCCCTGCGATCTTTTCTTGGTAATATCGGCTTTTCTTGGCAATAGATAATCAGCCAAATCCTGCCAATGCTTTTCCCAATTAGACCGTTGACCAAGTAATTTCTCATACTTGCGGCTTAATTGTTCCACCATTTTGTTTGGTACTGCCATTAAGCTTTTCCTAACAATGATTGCTTTTTCTTCTTAACTCCGGCCATACTTCGGCCTTGCGATTTACCAGCCATGCGCTGGTTTAAACGCTCCAATGGATTAAAATTCATAGAAAAACGCATGTTTTGTAACGGCTGTGAGGATAAAGCCCCCATAACACCAGCCATATTCTTTTTTTTACCATACGCCATTAGGCCGCTGCCAATAACGATCTTTTAGGTCTAAGCGCATCACCGCTGCCAGAAAGCAATCCTTGTGCGGAAGTAACAATCGTATCGCCTTTATATCCCTTTTTCTTATCCTTTTTGGCTTCTTCCGTTGCGGCTGTCGGGGTCACGGCCCCTGTTGTCGTGTTCGCAAGATTTGTCATGGTTTGCTGCGCTGTTGATACAGGTGTTGCAGTAGACGCTTGCGTTGTAACTGGCTCTGCCGCCTGCGTTACCATTGACTTTTTAGCTTCTTCTGCTGCCTTCTTAGCCCTGGCATCAGCCCTTTCATCCTTATCCTTTTCAGCCTGTGTGCGTGTATCCTCATAAGGCCTGGTGTAGTACATCCCTGGCTTTATACTACCTTTACCTGTTCCAATTTCGTAATCCGCAACAGCGAAACGTCTTTCGCTTTCCGGGATATTTTTCTCTGCTTCAGCCTTTCCCATATCCTGGGCCAAGCCCACAGGATCGGTGAAATTACGCTTTAAGTTGTTTACAAATCTCGTAAAGAAGTCCATTACATCCTCGCTTCAAATGGATTATAATTCGTATCTGCCTGCGTTTGCGGCGGTCTAACATGATGCTCATAATCCCGATGCCCTACCGCAAAATAACGAAAAGCATCACTGGCATGGGATGACCAATCATGGACAGGCGTAGAACGAAAGGTTTTCATCCTTTCATTGTATGCCCTGTGATAATGCCTGATGGCTTCCAAGCCCACTTTGCACTGATCACGATCAAAATAACACTTACTGAAAATCATCTTGGCGGCATGGAGTCCATCTTCCAGGGGCAGTTTCGGCACCACTCTGAAATTAATACCCAACTCATAGGCCGTTTCCCGTCTGCTTTTACCGCTACCCAATTCTCGCACTTCGATATCATGGGGTGCATTGTGTGAGCCGTACAAGTACCCCCGCTCTTGCAGGATTCTTGCATAGAAATTCAAGCCTTCCCCTCGATTTTCATAATAATCAATTACATGAACCGCACGGCCAACATTCTGCGTAAACCAAATGCTGGTACTGTCATTCACACCCAGATCCCACCAGGTATGAACCTTATGCCCTTCATCATAAGGCACCGCTGTTATGCGCCCTGCTTGACTGATTTTCTCTATTTCCTTAGCCCATATCGCGCCAGGAACATTGGCAACCCATGAACATTCGTATTCCTGATTATACTGATCCTCAGACATGCTTTTCTTCGCACTGTCCAATTCCTCATCATCTAAAATCCCTGTTTCACTGGCCTTGTAAACACTGGTAACCCAATCCTCAGAGTCCTTCGCCATTTCATAAAGCTCATAAAAGCTATTCATACCCTGCGGCGTACCCATGAATATCGCATATCCCTTGCGGTCACTTAATGCCGGGCGAATAATCTCAGGGAATAAAGACGCCGGCATCTGGGCATACTCATCATGCACCGCACCATCCAGATATATTCCTCGTAAACTATCAGGCGATTCCGCACCCAAAAGCTGTATTCTGGCACCATTGGGCAAATCACAACGCAATTCCGTTTCATGGAACCTTGTTGTCGGTATGGCAGAACTAAACTGCTTTAAATAATCCCAGGCCACCGCCTTGGCCTGCCTGTAAGTCGGCGCTATATACGCAAATCTTGGATTGGGCTTATCGCTTAATATCGCATCCCTTAGAAGATGGTTGATCGCCAGAACCGTCTTACCAAACCGTCTGTGGCAGCACACAACGCCCCATCTCTTTTCCTTGAGCTTCGTATGCAATTCCCTCTGCAACGGCCTTGGATGATAAGGAATCTTAATCTGCATCGTTTCCAGGCCAAACAAAAATAGGCGTATTCTCGCCTACCCATGCACCCTCAATATTATAACAAAAATACTCATACGCATCTTCACACGACATGCCATCCCTTTTACACAGAATATCAATCACCTTTTCCGCATCATAAACCAACACAGGTGATTTCGTAGCCTGGTTGCCCTCGCCTATAATGGCATCATCATATCCATCTGCTTTTAACATCAGCCATCCCAACTCAGCGTAATACTTCCACTGGTCGCCTTACTGTCATTCGGATTATTCCTTATGCCGCCAAAGGGCTGTAATTGCCTTCTCAGCTTATCCAGATTATCCAGCCTAACCCTGCGCCACTGCACCTCCGCCATCGCCATCTTCGGATCACTTGGCATCGGAGCATCCATAATATCACGCATCTGATCACCAATGTGCTCGCCCTGTATCGCCCTGGCCTTACTGTACGCTTCCCATGCCTCCTCATTATTCTGCACATACGCCATAATCGTCTTCCGATGAGGAAGCGTGTCACTGTTAGCACATATGCTCGTTAAGCTTTCACCGTCCGCTAAACGATCACAAACAACCGCCATCATGTCCATCGTCACAATAGACGTACCTTTAGGATGCCTAGCCATAACTGCCAATCAATGATTTGCGCTTCTTCTTCTTGGGCATATCTTCGCATCTTTCTTAGAAAAGGGGAGCAGCAGAGGTAAAGCTGCTCCCAGTTAGACATAACGGAGATGAACAGCGGCCCAACAATGTTTGTCAATAACTAGTGGAGGAAAGCCGCCATTCTATACAACATATGGTTTATTTGCGTACATAGTGCAAGCTTTTTTTTGCGTATAGCGTCAATTATTTTAATGAGCAGGGAAGTGTTGCTTTAATGTGATGGCTTGTAAGTGTGTGTGTGGGGCTACGATAGATGGCATATATGATAAATATTCGCAGGCTGGATCTGGCGAGGGTGGGCTTGCCTGCATTGCCTGAAATAAAAGCACCAATCCCTAGCAAATAAAGGAAAGCACTAATGGTCGCAGGTAAATAGCCTGTGGTCATTGCAATAAAAACAATAGCTTACAAGGCTAATAGCTTATTAT